AACAGTATTTGCGTTGCCAACGTAGCAGGCTCGTCTAATTTTTCAACGGATACAAAGTGCCATTCCAAGTCCCGTGTGGGCTTTGGATAGACCGTCATTGTAATATTTGGGTATTCCATGTTTATCCACATAACCTGTGGATATGTGGACGTCACGGTTTTAACCGCAATACCGCTGTATTGCTGCTGATTAATAAATTTAATGCCAAACGACACGTTTGTACCCGGATCACGGAAATAAGTAGCGTCGTCCAGCAACACTGGGCGCAAACCCACAAAGTCACCAGTTGGGCCAAGTGTGCGGGTAATTTGACTAGCGGGCCAAGTAAAGACTTGGTCTTGTGTGTTAAAAACCGACAATCGCTCGGTGTCCCACGAATCAATCATTTGATTGAGCGCCATCAACGCGTCATTTGACATGTCTGCCGAAGGTGTCTCACCTTCAGCTAGTACACCTAACAAGCGCAATGCTCGGTTGATTTGATCGCCAGCGGTGTACGTTGCCATGCTTAAATTCCTTCGGTTGCTGCCTTGCGAGTATATTTGCGCTTAACTTCCAGCACGTTTACAGGAGCCGCTTCAGGTTCCGAAGGCGTGTCTGGATTGTAACGTGTCCAGCCATTTTTTTCGTCGTACTCAGCTTCAAGTTCCATTGTGGCAACTTTGCATCCGTGATCAGGGTGGCTAAGATAAATGTTCATAGAAAAAAAAGGGGGTAATTAGCCCCCTTTTTTTAGGCTTGTGCAACGTGGATTAAAGCAAAATTCAAAGTCAATGCCTCAGACAAGCTGCCTGCGGACGCATTTGAAATTACAATGGTAAATGACCCAGCCGCTACCGTTGCCACAGAAATTAGATAACTTCCTGCAGTTGTTGCGCCGCTTGCAATTGCAATGATGGGAATGTCGTATGCAGAAACTTGGTTGTTGGTGACTACAAATGCAACTTCCACCCCCGCTGCCAATGCCGCATTGTGGGTCACAATTTGACCCACTGATGCGTTAATGGTTACGCCTGTTGACTTGCTAGTGGCTTGAGTCACAGTTGAAGGTGCCGTTGTGGAACTTCCAGTGTTATACCCAATTTGACCCGACCCAGCTAAAGCATAAATTGTTGCCGAACTTTTAAGATCTTGATCTTCAAAAGCGACACCAATTGATTTGGTATTTGCCATGATTTTTTCCTTTAAAAATAGGGGCTGTTTAGACCCCCATTTAATTTAGCCGATACGATACACAACGTAAGTGCCGTCACCGGTCTTACGGAAACGGAACATTTGGCTAGTTGTCACAGCAATGGCAACCAAAGCGTTGCCGCCGTCGGTTACACCAGTGTTAACAGCCAAGGTGACCGCGCCAGAGGAAGTGCCAACGTTCACAATTGACAAGTCAAAAGTGCTGCCAACGATAGCGTTAGGAACAGCAGTGTCAATTGCAGTTCCCAAAGGCAACGTGTAAGTTGCAGCAGATGCGCTGGGGTTAGCCACCAACATCTGATTGCAAATTTGAGCTGCCGTTAGGGTTGCTGTAGCCGTAGCTGTTTGAGGCGCAGCCATTGCGCCCATAATAGTTTCAGCACGGTTGCCCGCACCAACTTGATAACCGCCTGCGCCATTTGGAATAGCCATGATAATTTCCTTTAAAAATGTTACAAAGAACGGGGCCGAAGCCCCATTTGATTAGCCCCAGATGCGGCAAGCCATTTGTGGACGGATGGTACTGAAACCATACAGCACGTCAATACGGCAAGGCATACGGTCGTTGTTGATGTCGTACTGGCGAACCACACGCAAACTGATACCGTTGTGAACGGCGCGAGCAGCCATGTCAACACCTTGTGGCAACAGCAAGTCGGCTGTAGCAAAGGTGATAGCGTCTTTGTGGTAGACCAAGTTCTGTGCGTATTGAGTAGAAGCAGCGCCCACAAAGGTTACAACAGCGCTAGTTGCAGGCAACGCGTCCATAGTAGCCAAAGCATGTGCAGCAGAGTACATAGCCGCCACGGTCACAGTCCAAGTACCAGACGAAGCAGTAGCGTCAGCCAAAGCAACAAATTGGAACAAAGAACCAGTTGACTCACGGGTCTGTGGGTTAACAGCATTGCAAGCGGCGATCGTAAACACGTCACCAGCTTTAATGGTGGTGGTTACAGAGGCTTGCTCTAGCAGAATGGTCGATGAACCTTCGGCGGTAACGCCAGGGGTCTTGACCAATGTAGAAGCGCTGGCGCTGCGTGAGCCAGTGGTGTGCTGCTTGATTGACTGAGACATGTTGACTTCTTCAAAGCCTAACACGCCCATGCCCATCATGCCGTTCTTGAATTGCTTGCTGACAGTATCTGTTGGGTTGAACAGACCTTTCATGCCTTCAACCAAACCAGCGTTAGCAGCAGGGTTTACGGTAGCGTAACGTGGAGACATCACGGCAGCGTTCTCGTTCAGCTTCTGTTGGGCTTGCAACAAGACCAAAGAAGTGGCGGGAGTAGTACCAGGTGTACCAACAGTGTTACCAATGGTTTTGTACGAATTGGCAACGTCAGCATCAATAGAAGATGCCAACTGGCTGATACGAGGCTTAAGCACACGTTCTGCAAAGTCGTCCAACTGCATTGTCAATTCAGCAGATGTGAAGTTGACACCGATGTGCTTTTGTGAAGCCACGGTCAAAGTTGTGTACTGTTCGTTGTCGTCTTGCACTTGCAGGGCGGCGCCGTCGGTCACCAAAGCGCGGTCGGGTAAGCGAATACGCAGTGTAGAGCCAATTTTGGCTCCTTCGACCGCAAAGCTGTCGTCATATTGACGGTTCACATTGCGGGTAATTACAAGGTTGTTCTCAAGAATTTCAAGAGCCTTGCGGGTGATCATGTCGATCGTCAGAATACTGTTTGACATTTGAAGTCCTTTAAAAAATTAGCGGTTGCGTTGTGCTTCGTACTTACGAATCTGGCGATTGCGCTCGGCTTCAATCCACTCCGAAGTGTTCATGGTTTTGATTGACCTGGGGTCAGTCGTGTCATGGCTCGGACTTCCTGAAGACCGCGCAGTTACCGGACTAATAGGCGTCGGCGCAGAAGTTGATTTCTTCACCGGAGGATTGTCAGCCAATCTGACTTCAATCTTTCCGATTTCCCTTGCCTGCATGATAGGGGACAAACGGGCGATGCGATCAGCCTCCTTGGGGTTTGAACCTAGCCAATAAGCTAAATCAGGCCCAAGATCAGAATACTGAATTGTTTCAGCCATTACGTCAGTGATTCGCAGCTTGGGGTTGTACACGACATCTTCAAAATCGTCGTATTTATCCCGCGCTTTTTCCTCACGTTCGCCATAAGCCTCTACGATTTCAGCTTGTTCCTTTTGGCGATCCCGTTGAGCAACCAATTCTTCAGCCTTTTTGAGTGCCAGTGCTTCCGCATAGGCATCAGTGCTTTCAAAATTGTCAATCGACGGTACTTCCTTGGGAGCAACTGGCACGGCTTGCCGCGCGACTTGTTCACGTTCCCATTTGCGCTGTTCTCTTGCGAGGCGCTTGCCAATAGCAGCGTCAAGTTCCTCTTGCGAGAATGTCTTGGCAGGCTGGTTATCAGCTACTTCCGGCGAAGATACTGCAACTTCAGGTGTGGCCGTCACATCCTTGGTTGGCGCGGAGTCTACTTCCGCTAGGTTTTGGACTTCTTCAGTCATGTTTTAACTCTGTTGAGTTCCCAGTGAACCTCACCGGTAAGGTTTAAAGCATTCTTGTAACAACTCTTTGGCCAGCGGTTAAGCCGGTGCCAAAAGTGATTGTCGTCGTGTTGGTTTCAGTATAGTCGTAATTAAACTCTTTGACGAGTCCATTTACAATTACCATGAGATAGCCACCAAGGCCGTATTCTGGAACAGTAAACACTGTTTGTGACGCGGCGGCAATTATTGTGGTGGTTTGAGCGCTTGGGCTGCTGTTAATTCCAGCTACGCTCCAAATCAAGTTATCCAATGAATCTTTAAGCAGCCATGTGTACCGCGAAGGGCCAAGCCAGACATTTGCTTCGCCGCGCGAATCTAAGATGACGGGGTTTGCGTTTGCAGTGATTCCAGTGCTATCCGTATAGGTAGCCAAAGGTGTAGTTGTACCGCTGGCATAAGTAAACAGTTTGCCCCCAACAAGGGGCACACCCGCAGCAGTAAAAAACTGTACTTTTGGTGATGGGCTAAGAGTAGCAATCATGTTATAGCCTTATGCTACGGGTGGTTCATATTGGCAAGTATCGGGATTAAACACCCAAGATTGTTCTTTAGCCGATGGTGTCCACAATGATTTTATGTATTCTTGTTTGGCAATTTTCTCATCGTTTGTCATTGGGCGAATACTATGAACGTCTGTAGCAACACCATTGACAATTGTATAAGTTGTACCTTCGTAAATCTCATAAAGACCCAATGCAGGCCTTTCAATACGATTAAAAGGAATTACCCACTCGGGAAGATTGTTTAAGTCAACGTCAGGAAATGCTTGAATGAAATTATTTTCAACAATAGGATGTTCAAACGGTTGCCCATTTTTTAAACGAATATACAAATTCATTATAAATCTCCCGTGTCTGTGCTTGGAAATTGGCGTGTAGTACCTGGCCAAATGATACGAACTGCACCAGCTTTACCAATGTTAGCGCTAGAACCATAACCAGCACCACCGCTACCGCCATACAACCCGCCAGCACCTCCAATACCAGTAACACCATTTCCAGCCGTTCCATTAGCTCCCCCTGAACCGCCACCGCCTCCACCAGCGCTAGGTCCTGACACAATGCCCCCCGCACCGCTAGTGCCTTGTCCCAAAATACCAACACCGCCGCCGCCGCCAGAGGATTCGCCGCCAGTTTCAGTCATAGCGCCAGAACCGCCAGAACCGCCAGAACCAGCAAGACCGTTTTGTTGCGATGCGTTAACTCGGTTAGCGCCTGCCCCTGAATAACCACCAGCGCCGCCGCCAGAGGCAGAACCGCCCCCCGCTGAATTACCGCCGTTACCACCACCCGTTCCGGTATAAGTTCCACCGGTACTTAAGCTAAGGCCACCACCACCCTTGACAGTACCCGTGCCGTCAAAAGATGAATCCCCGCCATTATTACTATTTGAACCGCCAGCACCAACAATAACAACGTAAGAATTACCCGGCGTTACAGAGTAATTGTTTAGATATCCAAGACCGCCACCACCACCACCACCATTACCACCACCACCACCACCACCACCAATTGCTACGACTGATACTTTTGTTACGCCTGCGGGAGCAACCCATGAAGTGGTGCCCACTGTTGTAAAAGCCTCTTGGCCTACAACAGCTTTAGCGCCCCCGCCAACAAAAGCGCAAAGAATGCCACTCATGACAAGTTTCCTGTCAAAACGCAAACAGTACCGCTGATAAACAGAATGTTTGCAACACCGCGAGTTGCTAATGTCAATGTTGCTTTGTCTGCATCAGTGCCTGCCAAGTACGCCGTTGTAATGGTCAAAGTAATCGTAATATTACCCGTGGTATTGTTAAAAAGAACAACCGCATCGCCAGCAGCAAATGTGGCGTCGGGTACAACAATCGCGCCGCTTGTACCAAGTTCAATAAATCGACCTACGTCAGCTACCGCCAAGGTATAACTGGTTGTCTTAGCTGAACCAGATTGCGGGATGGCACGAACTTTACCGTATGTATCGTTGTATGTAGATCCGCTGGTTACTACACCCGTACCTTTTGGCGTAAGAGTTAAGGTAATATTGGTGTCCGTACCGCTGGCAACAACGCTTGTGCCCGACACGGTAAGTTTAGCCGCTGCTACGTTTGTGTCTAAGCTACCCGCAAACGTAGTCGCCGTTACGGTGGTGGCAGTAACAGTAGATGCTGAAACAGCTTTGCCCGCCGTCAGGTTATTGACTGACACTTGGACAGTGCTGCCTGATTGGACAATCGGCAGGACTTCAGTGCCAGCAAGCGGGGTCGATGCCGCCGGTAATGCGGAAATTTTTAAGTCAGCCATTTAATCACTCCAAAAGAATATAGTCGCCATTTTCTTGCACAAGGTTTGCGTCGGACTCTGTCAGCAAATTATCTACCGTCAAGCTAGTATCAAAAGTGCCTGAAAAAAGCGTGGCGATGCCGCCAAGCCCAATTGACACAGCGTTTCTGACAGCAATTCCAAAACTCATTGGATGTTTACCGGCTTGCAGTAAATTGATCCGGTCGCTGATACCTGAATAGCACTTACCCTCCACTGCCCGCCAGAGCCATTAGGCACAGCAAACGGGATAGGGGTAAAAGCTGGAATTGGGGTGCTGGCAGTAGTAGCGGTGACGCCCTCGCCGACTACAACGTAGGCAGCGGTTGTTGACCACACTACAACGCCTTGTGGGCCTGCGGCCCAAGTAGATGTCGATCCAGCCGTGCCCGAATAGGAAACAGTTGCGGCGGGGAACACCGTGTCGGCTAGAGGTTTTAAAAGTTCCATGATGGCTCCTTGTGCTTTAAATATACCATAGCGCTTAAATTACGCCAAAAATTTCAACTTGTAGAGTGTCCGCAAATAGACCTCAACAATGTTGTCAATCAATTGCTGCAATGAGGTGTCTTCTTTGTCGCACACTTTGTAGCGCGCGTCTTCAATTTCTTTAAGTGAATCTTCTAAAAACTCAATGACATTGGTCGTTTTCTTAGCTGAATGCAGCGTAATTGGGCCAATCAGCCCATACCGTCCTTGGTACGCTTCAGCAAAGTCATCTGCTGTGCCAACAATGCGGTCATAAAAAATGTTTAACGCCACATGTTTGGAATAACTGCGCGTGTTTAGATGCACACTGTGAGTGACATCTCTGGCTAAAAATAATAAGCCTATAAATTCAGCAGCTTTCATTGTGGCATTCCTTGTGGCATTTCACCCATGTTTTCCATTGGAGACTCGCGTCCAGGCATTTCACCTACAAGATCACCGCTTGTGATCATGCCGTGAACAGTGCCCATGACAATGTCTTGAATTTGTTCTGGAGACATGCTGGCTTGGACAGCAGAAATCCGCTGGGTTTCGGCCGCATACGCTTTAACCATTGCCTCAAACTCTTTGACTTCGTTGGTGCGGGCAATCTCGGAGTTTTTGACGTTATCCAACATCCCGGCCATTTGCTCCATCTGCTGATTCATTGCGTCAATCTGCTGCTGGGCTGCTTGCAACTCAGGAGATTGATCGGCGTCGTTAATAATTTTAGGGTCAATGGTCTTGGCAAAGCGTTTGGCCATTTCCTGCGCGCCAGGCCAGTCCATGTTTTTAACAAACAAGTCGCCAGCAACTTTCCACAAATCGGGATTGCCTTGGAGCAATTGACCCATTGCTTCTAGAGCCTCTTGACGCTTGGTAGCGTAGCCCGGACCTGTGGTTGCCACAACGTCGTATTTGCCCACGCCAGGGTTGTAAATTTTTTCAATGACAATGCCTTCTTGGTTGCGGATTTCGCGCACCGGCACAGTCTGCTCGGGGTCAATTTTTGCCATCTTGGTTTCGCCGTCTTCCCCGATGATTCGGGCAATACGCTGGGTGTCATAAATTTTGGGAATTAAATCAACCAATTGACGGGCAATGTGGCGCACACCGCGAGTCAAGTTGTCACCGTAGTGGTAAGTACCTACATCACCCTCGCGCTGGCGCGCAAGAATTGCTTTGCCTGAACGCTCATTGCCGCCTTGGCCAAGGGACGCGTTGTATTGACCAGTTGTGGCTTTAATGTCTTCGGCTGCGCCAGATTTAGCTTGCAACAAACCTGATGAAGCCATTGGGGGCTGTGCGCGTGTGGGCAGTGGCAAAGCAGCGCCCTGGCCATCTGTTACATCAGGGTTGACTTCCAGATAAGGCCAGTTGTTTGTATTGGCCGTTTTCCATTTGTCTTCGTAGCCTTCAAACTGGCCGCCGTATCCAATAAATGGTGCTTTAGGAGCCAGCGCCAGCATTTCGGCTTCTTGTGAAACCCAGTAGTTGTACATGCGCTGGGCATCCTTGGCGTTACGCACAAGGCCGGAAACGTATAGCCTACCGTCTACCTCAAACTCGTTACCGACAATGCGGATCACGGGGATGTACTTACCAGCCCATTCGTTTTGCTCAAGGATTTCGTATCCATTGATTTTGCAATACCGAACGCGGGGGCGGTCGGACTCGCGTGTGCGCTTGGGTTTGCCATAAGCTGCCCGCAAAGACTTATCTTCAGGTGTACCCTCAAACGCTGTGGCGTTGCCAGGGTACAAATTAAGCGTGGCGCGGTCGTATTCAATGTAGTAGTAATCCGCAATGCGGATCGTGTCTTCATTGAGCCAGTTGGAAATTGATTGGTCGCCTACACCCAAAGATTGCAAAGTTGTAATCGGCGCTGCATCTGGATACATGCGCTCAAAATCTTCTCTGGTCACGTCTTCGGTAATGAAGCAATACTTAGCATCCGCGCCCGTTGGGTCTTGGATTGTTGGGTCCATGTAGACCGAAAAGCTGTTGCGAACTCGGCCAATTTTAATGTCTTGGTTAAAGTTGTTGTCGTCGCAATACTCGGTCAGCAAGCGCAAGTAACCTTCGCCATAAGCCACTTGGTTTTCGCAAGCCGTGTCGTATGCAACGTCGGCGTCTGAGATGTATTCAATGTGGCGAATCATGCCGTTAAAGATTTCAGCGACTTGGACGTCAGCTTTGTCGTCTACGGGAATGACTTTTGCGCCTGGTCGGTTCTGACGCATGTCGTTGGTCACTTGACGAACGTGCTGCGGCAGTTTGTTGATTGTCAAGCAAGGACGCGCGTTGATGGTTTGGCCCTGCACCGCACCGCGAGTGGCCAACACGTCGGCCGGCCATTGCCAGTGATTGTCAGGCGACCCAGCATAAAACTTTAAATCGTCGTTTTCATCTTCACGCGACTCAGAAAGCGCAGACATCGCCATGTCAAGACGTGCCCGGGCGGTTGCTAGAATACCGGCGTCACTTTGCGCTTTCGCCGAACCGCTAACAGCAACTGCTGCTGCGGCTACTATTCCTGTTGGGTCTTGTGCCATGCTATTTTTTCTTTGGTGCGACCGCACGTTTGACAGCGTAAGCAATTGCAACGGCCTGCTTTACAGGTTTACCAGCAGCCACTTCAGCTTTCACATTTTTGCGAAAGGCTTCGGGTGATTTTGATTTAACCAATGGCATTATTTTTTCTTC